ATAGCTTGGTAATTCCGGCCTTGACCGCTGTGCCGGCCATCGTTCCCTTGATACCGGCATCCGCCATCTTACCCATGATTGCAGTCATTCCCTCAAGTGAGAGATTGGCCGCATCGGCCATTGGTGCCGCCATCTTCATCGCCTCACCAAGTTCCAACACATTAAGGTTGGCACTGGCGGTGGCTTTCGCCATCACATCGGCAAGTTGCCCAGTTTTGCTTGCCTCCATACCCAAACCGGATAAGATATTTGATGCAATATCCGCCGTGGTTGCAAGATCGGTACTCGATGCTGCTGCCAAATCCAAAATACCAGGCATGGCCGCCATGGTTTTTTGCGCATCAAAGCCTGCCATCGATAAGAAACCCATCGCATCGGCTGCCTCGGATGCACTAAATTGTGTGGTGCGGCCGAGTTCCTTAGCTTGGTTTTCTAACGCTTTTAAGGTTTCACCGGTTGATCCACTGATCGCCGACACTTTATTCATTGCCGACTCAAAATCACCGGCAGTCTTTAAAGAGAAGCCCGCAAACGCACCCATCGGCGCAAGCATCTTGGTTGAGATGTTTTTACCGAGTGCGGCCGCTGATCCACCCACCGATTTAAGTGATTTTTTAATCGACTTAAACGCTTTCTGTGTTTTGTTCTCAGCGGTGATTACATATCTTGCGCTTGCATTTGCTGCCATTATTTCCTTTCCTGCTTCAGTCTAAAATAAGCCGACCACATTACAATTTCATCCACCGTCAAATCCATAATTTCATCCACCGTTTTGTGTAGATGTTCTGCTAATTCATACAAAAAAAGCAAATCACGATCTGACTTTAACTCTTTAGTGCCTCGCCCTCATCCGGCTCAATCTCATTCATTGCATTAACAACGCGCGACACAATATCCGGGTCAAACTCATTCATGATTTCAGTCATGTGGATTTTGCGCCAGATTTGTTTGCCGTCTTGATCAAGTGATCGCAAGATAAAAGTCATAATAATGGCTTCATCTGGCTTACCCTCGTTTACCAATCTTAAAATCTGTCCTTGGATCTTGAAATTAGTGGCCGCTTTAAAATAGATTTTGGCAGTTTCGCCATTATCGTCTTTCCATTCCGGCACATCAATTGACAACAAATCACCGCTGATGCGATCCTTAAATTGGCTTTTGGCGATGTTAGTGTAATTCATCGATTATGCTGTTGTATCGCTTAATGCACCAGATCCAGTAAATGAGAATGACGTTGCCACCATGTCATCTTGCGATCCCTCAATTGAAATTGAATCAATAATCGCTGTGCCGGTTTTATATTTAGCACCGGTTGCAGTTCCCTCTGGATAAATACTGATCGTTATTTCTGCACCCGCTGTCATGGCCAATTGTGCGGTATCGGTTTCATCCCAATTTGCATCCATTGATCCACTAAATGATGTTGTGCCGGCGGTAAATGTTTTCGCCGCATCGCCCAATGTTGTTGTTTCAATTGTTTCAGCACTTTCTTCAATGCTATAACTTTTAATTTCGGCGACTGTATCAGATCCAACTTTTACAACGCCCTCACTACCTTTATGAATTCCCATTTGCCTTTACTCCTTTAGATTTAATTTTTTTTTCCTTAGTCGTTTTTTCGATCGACCAACCTCGTGCTTGCGCATTATGAATTTGTGACTCGTGTACCACGATTGCCTCAGATCCATCTTTATACATTTTTGGCATATTGCCTCCTTTAACTAATTAAAGTTGTTACATCTGATTTATCCACTCGATACAAGCAAACAAATCGCATATTCATTAATCCCACCGGTTGATCAGAATCGCCCGAGAGTTCAATATCTGCACCCTCAAAATCAATGTCCTTACATTTGCCATTTAGCGTGGTATCACCACTTGCAAAAATAGCTGTTTCAACTTCCGCGGCGATCGTGTCTAACACGTTGTCTAAATTAGTGCCGGCTTTGGCTCGCGCCTCAACCACAATATTTAACAACCTAAGTTGTTTGTTGGAGGATTCCTCACCCACTTCCTCGCTTAACGTGTAAATGCTGAGCGATGGCACAACATCATGATCATAAACACGAGAGGCAAATACATTTGCACCCGTTGTTGCCAAACCGGTTAAAGTGGTTTTAAGCTGATCGCGAATTTGCTGTCTTACATGGCTCATTGTTTCTCCAGAATAAGTGAGGTCAAACCCGTGCCATCCGGCTGAATGCCTGCCACCTTGTATGAAGTGGCATTGATCGTAAGTGCATCGCCATGTGCAATGCTTGCAACATTAGCCTCAGCGCAAACAAATACCGGGCGCACACCCTCAATGCCATGTACCTCAACAAATTGGTTGTCGAAAATTCCGGCGATAGTAGATGCGCCGATGGTGGCATTGTCTGCCATCTCAGTGCTATCCAAAAATTCGCTTAAATCTTCTGCAAACATTTTTTATTTTTTCGCCTTTTTTTTAGCCTTTGTTTCGATGGCTTTATTCATGCCGATTAATTTAGCGGCTAATGTTTTATCAGCTTCAATCACATCACCTTTTGCAAATGATGCGCCATCAATACCGACTGCTGTTAATAATTGTAATTTCATAATTTATTCCCTTTTTATAAAGAATCACACTCAGATGAATGCAATTTTTTATAAAGAGAGCCGGATTACCGACTCTCAATAATCAAAACTTAAATTAAGTGATGATGTCTGTCATTGCTGCGAACGACTCAGCGTGACGTACCGCGATGTCAACATCTTGTAGTGCAACAACACGAACTGTGCCAGAAGCTGAACCCGTTGAAGTATCCACGTTGATGTCAATGCCACCCCACGTACCGATGATCAAGTCATTCCAGTTACCAAACAACATTGAAGAAAGGTTTGAACCCGTTCCTTTAGTGCCATTTGATGGTACTTGATTTGATACAGCCGCGCCGTAACCACGTAGCGTGTTGCTATCTGACCAAACATACTGCGCTGTGCCAGATGCTTTTTCAGTTTGTAATAACTTGCCGCGAACCGCTGCATTAGTTAAGTAACCTAGTGCGCCCATGTCTGCGTTATCAACTGAAACCGCTGACTCAAGATCAACAATATCAGCCCAATCCGGTGCTGCACCATTTGTGCCGCCAACTACTGAACCAATGCCAGACGTATTTAAAACGCCCGTTGGTTGGTTAGATGAGCCAGTGCCATTGATTGCTGCTGAATCGATAGCCAATGCCAAAGATGTTGCTAAGTCGTTACGAACAAAAGACTCTACATCTAAAGAAGATTGCAAAAGCATCTTGCGTGAGATATCTGACATTGAGCCAACTGTCTTTGGTGACATTGATACTTGATCAAACGCTGCTTGTGATTCTGTGATCGCGCCTGATTCTGCTACCCAGTAAGAGGTTGCGCCGCCAGTTTGACGTGGGATTGCAATGTTGCCAACCAAGTCGTTCATCATAGTAGCACCTAAGCCAACGGTTGCCATCTTGTTTCTAAGCATGTCAATGAATGAGCCAGATAATAAATCTGTTGCTACTGTATGACCACCGGCCGTTGTAGTTGTAACATTCAAATCACGCATTAAAACGTCTGTTGGGATGTAGAAGCCTTGAGCGCGTTTGCCCAATTTGCTTGCCATCTCGTCTGACATTTCACGCTCAAAACCTGCATCGTTCCAGTTGCCCGTTACTAACGCATTTACCGCACGAACGATTGAGAAATCGTCTGTTTGCTTATCCGTCATGCCGATTTTAGTATCTTCAATCGCTGCTTGCTGTGGCTGACCCTTTGTGATTTTGTCTAATGCTACACCGCGAAATTCATCCATAGAGCGATCATTGTTTTTAAACTGGCTGCCGATCTCTTTAAGTTCCGGGTGTTTTGCAACGATTGCATCAATCTCTTGCGAGCGAGTACGATCTGCTGCTACTGCGTCGCGTGCAACTTGTGCCGCGTCGATGTTGTTGTTTTCTGTTGTCATTTTAACTTCCTTATTTTTAGTTTTTAAATTGGTAATGGTGGTAATATTTTCACCCTCAGCAGATCTTGCAACACCGATTGAATTGTCCGCAGGCACACTCACCACGCTCACTTCAAACGGCTGCCAATTGGTGGCAACAAAAGTTTCCACGCCATCCATTGATCGTGACTCGTCAATTTCCATTTCATTAATGCGATAACCCACTGAAATGTTTTGACGTATTCCATCCACTACATCTGTAAATATCTCTTGAGCGCGCGCCGATTTAGAAAAACGCACAACGGCCGTGCCACGTTTTCCATCCACCAAAGCGCTTTCCACTCGTCCTATCTGATCGGATGTGTTGTGATCCATAAGAAGCGGTGCGCCATCATTCAAACGCCCCAAGTCGACTGATTTAGGCGAGTGATCTAACACTTCCATCCCAAACCATCGTTCGACTGGTGCATCGCTCGAAAATGATAAACTCACCGTACGTGCTTCTTCATCAATCGCACTCCGATCAAAATTTAAATAGCGGGTTAAATCACCCGTTTTGATTTGTTTCATTAGCTGTAACCTCGTTATTAACACTTAAATTTAAGCCTTTATCTTTGGCTAATTGTTGTTCATAAGCGAGTTGCTCATAAACATCCTCAATATCGCCGCCTTGCTCGGCAACAACTTCTGATGCCGTTTTAATACCGGCATTAATTGCCTCAACTGAGGCCTTAATATCTTTAAGAGGATCAACCCATTGCCATGATTTAGGCTGCCAACGAATCTC